CGCCGTTACCAATACTTTTTACGTTTCTAAAAGCCTGACCAGAATTCATTTGAATATCAAATAAATGATAACGATAGTTAGCACCATCTTCAGATACAGCTCTTACACGAGCAGTACCGATAGTCGATCCAGCATATGAGCTATCATCTCTAAGATTGAGTTTTTCAAATGTGTTAATATTAGGCAAGCCTTTTGTACCACTTGGACTTACTCTAACAAAGTTACCAAAGTCTGCAGATACGACTTCGTTGTTTCTTGACAGAGTTGTTAAGGCTTTATCGATGCGAATGTTTGTTGGGAAGTATCTTTCTGCTCTATATCCTTCGACAACTGCAATACCATTACTTACGTTCAATTGTAAATGATCTTGAGATGAGTCAGTATCAAATTTAACTGTAAATGGCTTTACAACATAGTTACCAGAGTTTTCAAAGATCCGCTGCGCAATAACATCATTAGGAACTTTGTATGCATCAGTATCTGGATTAGAAGAATAGATTACACCATTTTGAATCGATGCTACATGTACAAAGTTTTCATCAGAATCAATGTCACTTCGTTCTGCAATAAGCAAACGAATTCTATATCTATCTGCACCAGGGGCTGACAGATTGGGCGACGCACCTTGGTTATCATATAATCCAGCGTCGTCAGTTACTGTAACAACATCCTCAACAACTTTGAATCCAACATCAACATTAGGAGCATCACTATATTTTGAAATGATCTTAGATTGCGTTTCAGTAAAGACAAAGTGACCTTGAGTGTAATAGATACCAGAAGCAATTGAGAATCTAGATCCAGTACCTACTGCTGGGTTTGCTGTTGTGTTTGTCGTTTGTACTGTAAGTGTTGTAGAACCGTTATCAATGTTTTCACCAGCTTGCATTCTAATACCAGAAGTAGTAGACGCAGAAGATGAAACTGTACTTGTATACTGAACATAAAGAGTAGCCGGGTCAGAACCTTCTGCAGCGACAACTTCAATGATTTTAGCAATCACCCCAGATGTTTGACCGGTGAATGACGTTCCCACAAGAGCTGTTGTATTTGTGGGGAGAGCATTAGTAGCTGTATTCAGTTTAATAAATTCATACTTCTGATTGAGGTTCGTACCACCAGGCTTTACTACTGCACCTTCTTTAAAAATGTTGTTACCAAATCTTTCAATCTGGTTTTGCAGAATTGTCTGCAACTGTGTAAGTTCACGCGCTTGCAGAGTCTTTCCACTGTTGAATAGAATTCTGTGATAGCCATCACTATCAAGAAAATCATCCTTGTAGGTGTTTGAAAAGGTTGCGCTAGTAAGTGGAGTTGCCATTTTGTTTTACCTTACAGTGTAATAATAACTTTAATATCTTCAGTCTGGTCAGCAGTTCTTGCAACAGCAGCTCTATTCTCAATATAAAGAATATCACCACTAAACCTATTTACATCATCATCATAGAATGCATCTGAGTCTGCATCAGATCCAGCACTCAGAAGTGTAGCAGTTGAACCACCACCGGTAATAGGTTCGCCTTCATTAAATGATGCAAAGCCAGTTGCTTCACTTTGGTGAGCATAAATTTTATCACTATCAATATCATCAATTAGAGCTTTGGCGCCTGAGTTAGATCCAGTGATTGTAACATCACGTGAGAACGTAGCAGCGTCTGCACTAGATGTAACTTGTAGATATCTAAGAACTCTACCAGTGGTTGCTGTAAAATCTGAATCTGCAGTATTAGTTTTATTTGGTGATTTGATCAAAGCTACTTGACGATAATCTTGGTCATTAACAATCCAGTCACCATTTTCTGCACCTTCTGGTTTAACATTAAACATTAGTGAAGAAGATCTAAGATCGTTAATTGGATTGTGTCCCAAGCCAGAGTCTGGACCAATAATAGGCCTAGTAGTACAACCAGAACCACCGCCGCCAGTAAGAACAATATCTGCAAAGTCATAACTATGACCCATTGCGATTCCACTATCTTGACTTGAATCCATTTCAATCTTTACAACAGCGCCACCCGATACAGTTGCTGTTGCAGCTGCACCAGTACCATTACCTCTAAAAGCAATTGTAGGTGCAGATGTGTAACCAGTACCACCTGCTGTCACTTGAACATTGAGAATCTGACCTTTAGACGCAGCTTCTTGTACAGTAGCTTGTTGAACTTCAATTGAGTTCAAGGATGCATCGCCAGATGAATCTGTAATGAACTGAACAGGAGTAAAGTTAGCTGATGCAAACTTACTCGAGTTAGCACCTGATACACCATACATAAATTTCCAAACATAACCATCAGAAGTTTTAAATGGTTTAGTAGAAGAACCAGTTGGCTTTACAGTAGATGCAACTGCAGTACCAGATGAATTCTTACCAGTTTGCAAACAAACATACACTTGGTTATCTTCTGTCAAGACATAGTATGCGTTAGATGGAACACCAGATAAGTCATCATCCCAAGAGTTATAAGTTGTACCAGAAGACCAGTTGTAACGAGTAATAACATAAGAAACGTCAGCTACCTTTTTGACAGACTGCATTGCCAATCTAAGGTTGCGTTCACTTCTCAAACTGTTCGTTGGGTCTACAACCGTATCAGAACTATCCCATTGTTCTGAACGTCCGACACCAACATAGTAGTTTGTTGTTGATGTACTGACATCATCAAACAAAGTATCGAGTAGTTGTTTTTTCAGTCTATTAGTTACAATTGCAGCCATTTTTTTATCCTATTAATCGACCGTGATATATGTAGTAGAAGCGTCAGAGTCACCAAATCCTACTAAGTACCAATTGGTTCCATCCCAAATACATTGTGCTGCACCATTCTGTGCAATTGAGAAAGATGTACCTTGAGCAAAGCTAGTAGGAGTAACTGTAGCCGTTCCAGCATTTTTATTAACAAAATATTTTACTTCTCCAGTCACGGTACCATCAGCCATGGTAGCTGCTAGAGCAGTCGCTTTGTTGAAAATTGTGAAAGTTCTACTATCTGTAACTGCTGTATCTGAATTTTGAACAGCGGAAACAAAAGCAGTCTTTTGTAATCTTACAGCACCACTACCTTTACCATTTACATTTAAATCAACATTTGTATCTGTACCAGTAGATGTGATTGATGGACCAGTACCTGTAGCTGAGTTTTGAATAGTAACATTGTTTACAGCACTTGAAGTACGAGATAAATCAATGATGATGTTACCATCAGAATCGTCAATATGACCTTGAATAATTGGTGCGTAGACAGTTGGAGTCGTCAACGTCTTGTTAGTCATTGTAACGGTGTGGTCTTTGAACACAAACTCATCATTACCAGTAAGCAATGGAAGAGTTACATTTCTATTTGCAGCAAGATTCGATACTACAATGTTGTAAGTGTGACTCGAGTCTGTGTCCTTAATCTTTGGGGTTGTAAGAGTTGGAGTTAAAATTGTTTTATTAGATAATGTTTGAGTATCACTATCAATAACAATCTGACCAGTGTAGTTAGGAATTGTTACTGTGCGATCAGCAGTAGGATCTTCAACAACAAGAGTTGTTTCAAATGCATCAACACTAGAGCCTTCAAAGATAATTCCATTGCTATCAAAGCTAATACCAGGCATCAGTATATCACTGTCACCACCAAATCTTTGATAGATCTCTACAAAGTTTTCGTTAATTTTTGTGCCAGCTTGACGAAGAGTATCTCCTGTACCGTCGTTAGCTGCTGCACCTACACTAATGTTTTGTCTTGTCATTTTCTATCCTATAGAAACTTTACATCTATTTATACTAGTAAGAAGAGTCACTTGTATATCTAGTGAACATATTATTGTCCATGGTTTCGAGAGTGAGTGACATAAGCGGAGTATTCGAATTACCGCTATCGTCCATTGTAAACGAGTTAACGGAAGTGAATTCCCTAATGCTGTTATAGTATGTATCAAGGGTTTGAGCTGTGATAGTAGTGATATCAGCAATTGTTTCATCGAGTGTGTATCTCACATCAGTACCTACCGAATCAGTAAGACCAGTAATGTTGGTCTTGGTTGTAAATGTAGAGACCGCTTCACCAACAACCAACGTACCCAGATTTGAATCTTCAATGGAAGTTGGCATGGTGTTGAAACCAAGATTGGCTTCACCTTCAACTGCAACGATACCTTCAAAATAGAAACCAGCTGGATGAGCAAACTTCTTATACAATTCACGATAAGTTGGAACCCCAAGACCAACTTTAAGTAGAATTGAAAAGATTTGATACCTAGCATAGTTTTGAATGAACTTCTGACCATCATATCCAATAGGATCCTGGCCAATTGTGAAAATATCTTTCTTGGGGTATTCAACCGTAACATCTTGTTGAAAGAATGCTCTAAAGAATTCTTCAATAGCAAAACGAGAACCCTTGTTTCTGAAATGTTCTGCTAATCGTCTTGCAGAAAATCTTGCATCGGTAAACTGATCACCATTAGGAATTCCAGCTCCTAATTCAGAAATCAATTGATCCAGATATTCTTTTGGTGTCTCTCCAATGTCACGAATGTTATTGAGATGTTTAATCTCATCATCAAAAGAACTAAGGCCATCAGAATCCATAAAGTTATAGTAGTCTTCTAAGAAATTAATTAACTTAGAAAAGTCTTCAGTAAAATATTCTGGCAGAGCTTCTTTTACAACTCGGTTGTGAAAGTCTATAGGTCTGCGGCCAGTATTCTCGAGTGTATGAGTCATGTTACAATGTTAGCTGTGTATTCTGATAGTCAATCTGAGACTGTGCAAATGAAAGACCTGTATCAAGATTCAACGTGTAGTTTCTCAAAGGTCTGATTGTACTTTGGTTTGTCGGAGTAACAGAAACCTTCATTACTGTACCACCTTCAACTGTTACTGGATTGAATCCAGTTAAAGTCACCTTACCATTACCTGTATCGTAATCACCAATATTATCAACTTGGACGTTACCGTCAATGTCGACGAGTTCAAGTTTCTTTGAACTTAACTTATTTCTGATAAAACAGGTTCTACCATTAAACTCAAATCTACTAGTGGTTACAATTCTATCAACATCATCTGGGTTAGCAATTGCCATTGGAAACTTGAGTGTATATGTTTGAGATTGACCTGTAACAGGAGTAAATCTTTGCTGAGCTTTCACAACCATTCTTGTGTTAAGAATAGCTTCATCAAGATCGTCAATCTCAGCTAACAAGTTGGATCGTCTGAACACTTTACCAAATTTGTTTAGATTTGTGGTAAAGAAGGATTCAATCTTATCGAATACAAGATTCTCTGTAGCTCTTGGAGTCAAGTTAGTTAAGTCTGGATCAAAGTTAAAGAATGTCTCAAGCTCTAAGAATGTTTCAGTTGGATCTGTAAACTCAGTTGTAATAGACATAATAGATAAGTTATCAGTTAACTCATTTACAATCTCGTCTTTTACATCAGATTGTGTAGCAGCTGAGATGTTACTCTTAAACTTTAGTCCAACATATACCTTACCATACTCGACTGGATCATTATCAGCACCACCCCAGGACACAACATCATCAAGATATGCGCTGTAGTTAGCTAGGATCTGAGCTTTGTAATCTTCTGCTGTTACCAATCTTTGCTGCGATGCAAAATAGATTGGAGCGTTCTGTCTAATTGATTCAATTGATTCTTTGAAAGCACCACCAGCAGACTCAGTTGCAGTTGTAACAGCAATTGTATACTCAACTCCATCAACGGTTAAAGTACTAACAGGAGTAAATGTTGCAGCTCCATCAGCAGCAGCTCCTACAACTGAAAGATAACTAACTTCTACTTTATTACCAGCGGATGGTGTCTGACCAGTTGACTTACCATCACCAAATAATAATTCATATGTTCCACTAGGAACTTCTTTAATTTGGAAATGTTTAGACTCTGTTGTAATTCGAATAGCTTTTCTTAAATCAGTATAAGATTCAAAGTTTGTACTACCAGCAGTTTCATATACTCTTACAATCAATGAGTTAATGTCAGCAGTAATATCTGGAATAACATAAATTTGAGTTTCGTCGGTTTCACCAACAAAGAATGTTTTTGTTTTCTGTGTTCCTTCAAAGATGTCGATATCTTCAGAATCAGTCGACGTTTTGAATTCGTATGTTCCATTGCCATCATCTACAGCTGTAAACGCTTCTCTGGTTCTAAAAGTATAAGACACTCCTGCTACTGTAGACGTAAACGAAGTACCTACAGGAAGAGTAACAGATGTCGGTCTGTTTGCTGTGGTAATAGTAATAGCAAGATTTACTTGAGCTTTTGATGAAGTATATGATCTAGGAACATATCCAAGAGCTTCGGCATGTGAAACTACAGATGCTCTAAGTTGTGCTGTGTTTAAGAATGATTCGTTAAGAGCAAAGTTGGCAGTCAATCCATTAAGATGTGTATTATAAGCTAACACATCAAGAATGTTTGAAAGGCCTGACCCTTCGAAGTCATAATCTGCAAACTCACTTTGAGCTTTCAGATAATCTTTGAGTCTAGTTTTAATTGTGTTAAAATCTAGATTTGCTGATTTAATTAGAGTGGCCATTTACCTCAACCTCGTTAAACTCAGATCAATAGTTTCAAGCTGGTTTGTACTAATAACTCTAAACGTCACAGTAATTTTGACGTCATGTTGTTCTGGTAGTTCTTTTACGCTAACATCCACAACATCTGCTCTTGGTTCATACTTTTCAATTGCATTGACAATATCAGCTTGTACTTCGTCTTCTTCAATCTCTGTATCAAGAGAAAATAAAAATGATGATAGATTAGCTCCATATCTAGGAGCAAATGGTTTCTCTGCAAAATTAGTCATAAGAATGTTCTTCACAGATTGTTTTACCGCGCCAGCATCACCTTTCTTAAAAATGTCTTTACTAGCTTTTGTTGTAAACGAAAGATCAATGTCGCTGTAAGTTCTCTTACGAGCAACACTGACACTCTTGGTGTTCAGATTTCCGTCTTCAATTGCAAAAGCTCTACTAGGCATTGTTCTCTCTTATTAGTTGTTTCTATTTATACCGTTTTAATATGATTCTGGAGTCTCTTCTTCCGTTTCCAACTTACACTCAATCAACTCATTTGTAGATTGAACATAATTGTTGAATCTGGTCTCAATTGTATTTGAGTAGTTGACTGTCCATGGGGAAATGATCTTTGGCATAATCAAAATAATCTGAACATTTAATGATCCATCTGGATTGTAAGTATCATAATCCAAAATCATTTTTTGAAAGTCAATATTTTCTTTCCAGTATGCTGCAAGATCAAAAGTTTTATCTAGAGCAATGTTTCCATCTAATCCAATTAACTCATATACAACTGCTTGGCCATCTTTCATAAGATAATTGATACCATCAATATCTAAAGACTCACCAGGAGCTTGTTTATACAACCCTTCGACAACAGTGAGTCTATAATCTGCAAACTCTCCGTTGTCTCGAGATATAGTTAACATAGCATCAGCTTGAAGTAGCAATTGACGAGCAATGCGTTTCTTTTCTTCTTCTTTAGCAATATGATTTAGAGTTACTGCTTCTCCATTACCTCCAAGAAACTTTGCCATGGTGATACCAGGACCCAGTTTTGTTCTTGCTGTGATCTTCTCTTGGAAATCTGGATTGTAAAAAGGATCTGGAGTATACTTTGTCATTTTGAGAACCTCTTAGTTGCTCCAGCTGAACTACCACCAATAGGAACTCTACCACGACGAGGAGCTGGCTCGGCTCCAATCTTCCTACCGGTAGCAGGAGGAAATGCATTAATATATGTTGCTGAGAGTTTACCTTCAGCAATCTGCGCACCAACAAACTTCTTGTTAGCTAGTGTTTGAGGATCTCTGAGTTTAGATCTAATCTCGTTAGTATTCAATCTATATGATGCAATGCCTCCATAGTCAGTAGACTTGTCAATCTGATTCTTCATAATGTTACCAGGATCAATGTTAATCTTTCTGACACCTCTATTAGAGTTGTCTAGATAATCAGACATGATTGTAGCAGTTGGAAGTTCTGTTGCAGTAGTATCAATAGCTGCAGCTGTACCAGTAACTTTTGATCCAGCAGAGCCTCCAGCGCCAAGTGCACCGGCTGTTCCTGCTCTACCTGCTTGAGTTGCAGTATCAGCATTACCAGTAAGCGATCCAATAAACTCTTTTGACGTCATTGTTTCAGATGCTATAAGAGTTGTTGCGTCAACTGTATCACCAGCTTCAATTGAATGACCTGTATACATATTGTAGTTGTACATGATAATGTTCTCACCGCCAATTGTACCTTCGTCTCCAATAGCAGTAAGGTCATTAGCTGCAATATTAATATTTGGTGCAGTCATAACAATTTCTTTTTCAGCTGTGGTAGTTAATGTCCCACCACTAAGTTTTTGCATATTGCCTTCAACATATTCATTAGATGCACCTTTAATAATTCTATGCTGATCTCCATAGATTGTTTTGGTATCTGACCCAAGAACATAATTAGACACGTTCTTAACCACAGTCGTTTGATGATTTCTATGTACTTTAGAAATATGAGAACCTCGTACCTCTCGTTCTTCATCTCCATTAACATGTACATTATAATTACCACCTACACGAACATCAAAGTCACCAGCTACATTCAAAGTTAAGTTGCCGTTATATGAGATCTGTCCATCACCTTCGATAATAACTTTTTCGTCACCACCACTAACTCTGATAGTATTATGACGTGAGCTAATAATAACACTACCATCTTCTCTCATTTCAACACCTGCACCAGTACGGTGTCTAAATAACATTCTTCTGTTACCAGGAGTATCATCAATCTCTGTCACATGACCAGAAACAGTTTCTCTTACGTTGTTGAGAGGATATTGTGAAGCTGCTGTTGGGTTTAGTTCTAAATCAATACCAGTATCTCCACCACCAAGATAAAGGTTGTGTTCCTTAGCACCTTGGGCAGCTAAGTTTGTTGAAGACACATTTGTATATTCTCTACGAGGAAATTGCTTAGTTGGATCTGCAAACCCATCTTGTTCTAATCCAAAGGTGCTAAATTTATCAGCCATTATTTTTTACTCCAATCATTTAGTGTCTCATCAAAAGAGAATCCGTTATTAAGTAGATCATTTCTAGCAATATCAATTTTGTCAGTATTAAGATTAAGACCTTTTAACAATTCATTATTTTCTACGGTTGCAGCTGCTCGTTTTAGAGATCCAAGGTTAAGAGATTCAATTGAATTATCAAAGAACGATTGTTGATCACGTGATAATAATCCAGTTTGAGATACAAGAGTCTTAAAATCGCTCTTAGCTGTTTCCAACTCTTCTTCTGTCGGTAGTTTAATCTTACCTGTTGCAACATCAAATACTTTATCTTTATTCTTCAAAGCATCCTTAACTTTAGGCAATTGAGCAATAGGAGGTAATGAAGACTTCGCCGTTTCGTTAGGTAAAGAATTAACAGATTCAGTTTTTGTTTTAGGTTGAGTTGTAGTACGTAAAACAGCATCTGGATAAATTGATGTCTTCTTGTATTTGGTTTTTAGATATGATCTAACATCAAACCCAGGTGCGTCGTTGACTCCTACGTCTAAGAGATCGGTTTTACCAACTACTTCGCCGGCAGGGACTGCTTTGTAAAATTGATCCAAGAAAATATCAAATGACTTCCACTGCTCCGGAGTAATCGATTCACTACTTCTGTATAAGTTAGGATTAGGTGTACCTTCTGGAGCATTGTATCCAGCTACAAACCCCACATACACAGACCGCTTTGCCCAAGGGTTAAATCCTCCAGCTTCAATCGACAAAGGACGTCCTCTTTCAATTGTGCCGTCTCTCATAATTACATAATGAAACTGAATGCCACCTTCAATACCAAGTTGAATTGCAAACTGGCTACCATACTTCTCTAAAATTCTACCTAATTGAACTTTGTGCACCAAATTTGCATCAAGATTATTATTAGTGTAGGTTTCAGACCAGTCAACAACACAAGCTGTGATCTCACGAGGTGATGTTCTCAACTCAAGCTCTAGTTCTTCTGCGTTATCAACTCTTTCAAACTTATATGTTGATGGTGTAAGAGTTCCATTAAACGTACCAGGGTTTCTAGTGACCTGATAAGTTGGAGCGGATGTTTTAACATTCTTGTTAAGATTTCTGTTTTTAGAAACAATTTTAGACACATTTGTATTACCATTAGCTTCTATGATGTTGTCAACAGTAGTACCAGTTGGAATTTGAACTGATTCTGGAAACCCTCCTACTACTTCACCAATCTTTGATGACGTTCCTACTTCTCGAATCTTACCTAACACTCCTCCAAGAATATTACCAAAGCTAGACCCGAGATTACCAAATCCAAGTTCACTGTTAGATCCAAATGGTAAGCCTAAATCTCTCATAGCTTTTTGATTAATCTTTTGTGACTCGTTAGATACTTCTGTAGCGATATCTTTCTTAACAGCTTCTTCTACTCTATTCTCCACAGGAGAAACATTTTTTAAATTTTGTTTAATTTGACTTTCTTTTGCAGTGAATACTTCTTTAAGAACTTTTTCAATACCTTTTGGATTACCTGTTGTGATTGCAATGTTGAGTAGGCCACCACCAGCATCTGTTGTACCAGTCAGAGTAGCAATCTCAGTTTCTTTCACTGAGATCTTTTTGGTTGTTACTCCGTCTACCTTTTCAGTAACAATAGACACAATAGGTTCATCATTAGCTTCTAAATTCTCTTTAGCATCTTCTGCTAATGAAATGAAACCTCCAAGATCAGTACCAATCTTTTCTCCAATCTTTGTAGCCTCAACTGCAAGACGATCCAGTTGAGCATCAAAGGCAGTGCCTTTGAGTTCGTTAGTTGAGGTACCTACTAATAGGTTGCCAAGGCCTCCATTGAGAATAGCTTGTGCAACTTTAGGATCGAAATCAGCTGGTTGATCATCAACATAATCTACCTTAATTTCATCGAACGCTTTTCTCAACCGAATGGTATTACCACTTAGCGTATAGTTTTGAATATTTGTAAAAAATGTCTGATCTGATCTTTTACCAGTGACACTAGTGATAGAAACTGGTTCTTTAGATAAGACAATCACATTAGTTTTTTTAGCGCGTTCAATAGGCATCTTATGCTTCCATTGTTTCAAATACGTTTTCCGCAAACGCTATGCGTTTGGGGGTGTGTGCAAACTTTGCGTTAGGTCTTTCAAACTTGTCTTGAAACACAACAGTAGCTTCTTTAACGGTTTTAGCTTTTCTTAACTCAGCAAGTCCTAACCACGGTTTAGTATATAATTCAAATTTTGTGAATTCAAGTTGAGGTCTTAGCTCTCTATAATTATATCCTCGTTCGTTACAAAAATCAATCAGTTGTCCCAGTCGTCCTCCACTGTTATCTGATCCAGGATTCCATTGGGCAATACCAAATGATCCTTCTGGTGTACCCTCTTCATCCACAAAAGTAGAAGGTTGAGTTGGATTGATATCGTGAGGTTGTGACAAAGAAGATTCAGCAATGAAGTTACCAATAATGCCACATGCCTGTTCTACAGTAAACTCACCACCTTCTTTTGAAATGAAAAAGTTAAATGCTTTCTCAATGTTTGTCTGACCAGTAAGAGTAATAGCTTCAGATTCAACTGCTACATCTTTTGCTACTTCAGTATTTGTTTCAGTACTCTGTCCTGGCTTAATTACTTTTTTCTTTTCAATCTTAGGAATAGATCCCATAACTAATGGCAATTGTGAGTTAGGACCGTCTAAGAAGATACCAAAGACCTGAGCTTGTTGTTTGATACCAACTGTGGTACCGATACCTGAAGACCCACCTTCAGTAACAGGAATTAATGACTGTGCCCAAGGTAAATCAGATTCTTTTACATCATCTGTGTTGATAGGATGTAATCCATGAATCCGTACCCTCACACGACCCATCTTCTTTGGATCGTTAATTGATATCACCGTACCAACGAACCAACGAACATCATCGCCATAGAAATCTGAGCTACTTGGAATCATTGTGCGCCACCTTCTACATATGATGCAAGTTTAGCACATAGTAGTTTACAATCATATCTTTCAGTTGAGAACATATGTCTAGCTGCATATACAATATAATCACCAGACTTTTTAGTATCTATACCACCACCATCCTGTTTATCTGGAATGTTATCTCTAAAAATAATTCGAATAGTATTACCAATTGTATAATGACCTTTACCAGAAATGAAGTCACGTCCACTCACTTGAATTGTGAGAGGTGACTTAGTCATAAAGTTCTTTAATGCATTACCTACAATTTTCTTCTTATGAGCTCCAATATCAGATTCTTGCTGCAGAGTTTTGAATCCTTGATCACTGTAAGACCCTGCACCAGATATCTGTGTCACAATTCTTGACTGATAGTTACTTATTGGTGTTTCATTGTATTTGTATTCAGGACCATAATTATATCTTGGTTGTTTTTGTTTGAAATAATCTTTTTCTGCCAATTGATCAAAAGCATCAATGTCAACTGAAAAATCATGTGATTGTGTTATTCCTGTTGAGGTGTCAATGAAGTTATATTTGGCACCAACATATCCTTTACGAATAAGTTTCAATAAGTCTTCAGTTTGGACATAATCATAATTTTGAATAACTGTGTGCTTACCATAGTCTGTTCTTTGAGTTTCAGCTTGTGAATATGTGTAAGGATATTTTGTGTTGATGGGTGACGATGTTAACATAGTCCCAAGATCTACAACTCGAATTTGATCGTCAGCTAGTACACTATACATGTAGTATGGTAATCCATCAGCATTAGTAGCTCTATTCTTAACCCACAGTGCTGCTTCGAGTGGATGAAGATTTGGCACAATCAGCTTAATCGTACCCTGGAAAGTATCATCCACCATTGCAATATCTTTATCAAGATACTGTTGAATAATTGTTCTAATGATCTGAGTCGGTGTTCCTGTAAATGCTCTATTGACATTTTGAACACTAGATTCAAATGCAATAGCTTCAATCAATCTAAGAAATACAATTTCGGTTGATTGATTGACTTTCTGGGTTCTAATAATTTTTTCTACATAGAACTCTTTGGTGATAGTGGTAGCAGCTTCACCGTGAACATTTGACTTAATAGAAATAGTTAACTTCTCAGCTCCTTGGAAGTCAAACTTTTGAACAATGTTATACGAATCTGTAAAGGCTACTTTGCCTGTGAGATATGGTTTGTCAAGATGCTCATATATTTCAAAGTCTGTAATCAGTTTACCAATATTAACTGAATAGCCCCCATCAACTCTGTCTGTTGAGAGGCTAGCGTTTTCAATTAGGAAATCATTTTGACCATCAATTATTGGTTCATCTGCCATATTAAGAACCTCTTACAGCACCTTTGAATGCAGAAGATATTTGTGAAATGAACTGAGGTCTAATAACTCTAATTGTTCTCAATGCTTCGTTCTCGTTAATCATATTATCAAAGTTTGTTATCTCAGTCAACAAAGCTCCTGGTCCATTTTGAGGATCGATGTCTACTCTTTTACTATCGCCATCAACATAGTGATTAGCAGCTAAGTGCTCAGCTGATGCTGCTGTTAAAGTAATAGTTTCAATCTCAACACCGCCTGGAACATTATACGTTGATGTGACTTGTTCGGTGTTTGTAAAAGAGTGTGACCCTTGGATTACTAGTTGACCCAATTCTAAGTTTCTATGAATAATCTTTCCAGTGGCATTTGAAAATGATCCCACAACTGTTCTACCCACTTTGAACACACCTTTCAAATCAGCTGTAGTGGTGATAACAGTATTAGGATAATCTTTCTTAGCTTTAGCTTCAAGTTCTACATTAGACAAAGGCCATCCTTGAAGTCTCAAATTATCATTTAGTAAATAAAATGTCCAGTGATAAACTGGGGTGCCGTACATTAATATTGATAACTGATCAGGTCTTGTTCCTTCATCAATAGTAATGTTATTGTAAAATGAAATATCATCTTTGATCTGATCAACAACATCTGCATATGCTGTGATGTTCCGAAATACTTCACTAGCAGTTTCATTTCCAAACTTATATTGGATTTGAGGAAATTCTCTAAAGTACTGCATTTACATTCCTTTCGATTCAATATCAGATCTATCTAGTGTCTTATGTTCTACAAACGTCAAAGTCAAGTCGACTTCAGTCGGTCGACCATCAGCATGAAAAGTTGCAGTTGTAGAATTGAACACGGTTTGTGCATTTTGCAAATAACATTTTTCAATGTTAGGAATACCTAATTTTTGTCCGCCGCGGTGTGTAAAACTAATATCAAAGACCTTTGGAAACTTGTATGCAAGTGAGATTTCTTTATCTGCAGGAATAGATTCTGGATATACATTTTTACGGAAATGTTTGATAATACGATCTACAGTAACAGCTTCTGATGGAGATGTTGCAATCATCTTGAAGGCAAATGTAAATGTACGAGGAGTTACTCCTCTAAACAGAGGTCTCGTATTAGGGTTCAGTGTTCTCTGTACTGATAATGAAACTGCATTCTTAACACCAGTAGGAGTAAGAGGATTTTGTGCAGCTCGAACAGCAGCAAGTCTACCAGCATCTGCTCCAGCATCTTTTGTTAATCCAAAGATAGATGCTGCACCTTCACTCAATCCTGCCATAGCAGAACCTAAGAATCCAGCTCCACCTTGTAATGCATCAGCAGTAGCTGCACCAGTTACACCAAGCTGCGCACCTTGATCATATTGTACAGCGTCGTTAAACGTAACTGAAAGAGGAACAAACATGCTAACAATATCTTCAGTAGGATCTCTTTCATACTTAACACCCTCAAAAATAGCTTTGGCTGCTTCATCAGCTTCTTTTTGAGAACTTTCCAATCTTTCTTGAATTTCTATTCTTTCATCCTCATCAGCTAAAGCACCATCAGATGATTCATCTACCTTTGCAGTTCCAGTTGAACCACTAACATATTGTTTCAAATTATCAAAAATGTTCAGATCAAGAATCTTCTCAAAATCAACATTTAAAGGAACAGCTTCGTGAACAACAAATTTGATACGTGCTGCATATACTTCATCTGATTTTTCAGGATAGCTTAATCGTAGACCAAGACGTTGAGGCTTACCAGCTTCTTGTTCTTCTGTTGACTTTCCTGGATTCTGTTTGTGTCTACTGATATTATTTTTGCCAGCAATAGCATATGCGTCGAATGGAGGCATTTTAAAATCCTATAGATATATTGTAACCGTTCCTCTTATTTATAACGAAAAATGGCCTATTCTGGAAGATACAAAGTAGTCAATAAAAGCAAGTACAAGGGTGACAGCGATAATGTGATATACAGATCGCTGTGGGAGAAGTACGTGTTCCAGTGGTGTGATATGAATCCGGATGTCAAACAATGGAACTCAGAAGAGACTGTCATTCCATATTACTATGAAGTTGATAAACGGTATCACAGATACTTTGTTGATCTCAAAATTGTTATGAAAGAAAAAACAATCTTGGTTGAAATCAAACCAGAAAAAGAAACTGTGCCTCCTGTTGGCGAGAAGAGAACCAAACGATACATCAATGAAGGTCTTACCTACATCAAGAACATGAATAAGTGGGAAGCTGCAAATGAGTTTGCGCAAGATCGTGGATGGGAGTTTCAGATCTGGACAGAGAAGACTCTACAAGAGATGAAGTTGCTGCCAAAGTCTATGCCCGGTAAGATCAAGAAGCCTCTCAAAAGACTGCCTCCATATTCTCGTAAAAAACGTAAAAAATAATTATAAATAGATCCATGAGTAATCTATTTAAACAACTAGAGATCGAAGCCTTCCGTGCAGGAATCACTCCTCGTACGAAACAATCTATTGCGTGGTTTCGCAAAAAGGCTCAGCAGCTTCGTAGAGTAAATCGTTTGGACTTATTGAGGTCTGAAGAACTTTCTTTGAAGAACAGACCCAAGACAGCTCCGTTTGGTGAAATGTATATGTTCTTCTATGATGCTAAGTACAAAGAGACCTTACCATACTATGATGCGTTTCCTCTAGTTATTCCTACTGGACCAGCTCCAGGTGGATTCTATGGAATGAATTTACATTATCTACCTCCTCTGATCAGAGCAAAAGCTCTTGATGCTTTATTACA